AGTCACTTTGATAAGCTGTTAACTGACTTAAAGCATAGTTTAAGTACTTATTTTCATGTGTCGCATGCAAATAATATTATGAAAGCTAAACGGTTAAAGGCTGACAATACTGCACGATTAGGAAAAGCAGTAAACCCTGACAAGATTAAAATTAAAACGCTAGAAGATATAGCTGATGAACCGTTTAACCCTGGTTCACCTCAACAACTATCTGTTTTATTGTACGATGTACTAGACATGCCTGTATTGAATACAACAGTAACAGGTACACCATCTACTGATAATAAGACGTTAGCCGCATTAGTTAACCACGCTGATGACCCAGAAAAGAAAGAAATTGTGCAGATACTACTTGAATACAAATCAGCTTCGACGATCTCAGGCACGTTTATTAAGAACTTTATTAACTATGCTTTTATACGTGAAGATGGTTCAGCATGGCTAAATGGTAGTAAAAAGCTAGGTGGTACTCAATCAGGTCGTTTAAGTGGGTCAGATCCAAATTTAGAAAACATACCCAGTAAAAGTCAGTATGGTGGGTTAATCAAAGAATGCTTTGAAGCGCCAGAAGGTTTTCTGTTTGGTGGTGCAGACTTTGCTAGTTTAGAAGATCGTATTAACGCAATACTGACGCAAGACCCACAAAAAATAAAAGTCTATTCTGATGGATTTGACGGACATTGTTTACGAGCTAAAGCGTATTTTGGTGATGAAATGCCAGATATAACTGATACAGTTGAATCCATTAATAGTATTACATTACTGTACGATAAATTACGTCAAAAATCTAAAGTCCCTACTTTTGCATTAACGTACAAGGGTACATGGCGTACCTTAGTTAACAATTTAGGGTTAACTGAAGAATTAGCCAAACAGATTGATTATAGTTACCACGAATTATACAAAGTATCTGATCAATGGTCAGAAAAGAAAATAGCCTTTGCAAGTGAAAATGGCTTCCTAAATTGTGCTTTTGGTCTTAGAATACGTACCCCGTTATTAAAACAGGCGCTGCTAACTAAAAAACATAATTTATTTGCAGCGGAGGCTGAAGGACGATCTGCAGTAAACGCAGTGACTCAATCATGGGGAATGTTAATTAACCGTACTGCTATCGCTTTTGTACACAAGCTTTTGCAGTCAGAATTTGTTAACGACATATACCCAATAAACACAGTTCATGACGCAATTTATTTTATATTTAGAGATGACCCTAACGTTATTAAATGGTTAAACGATAACCTGATTGAAGCAATGGAGTGGAATAATCACCCTCTTATTCAATCCGATTTAGTACCGATGGCAGCAAATTTAGATATAGGAAAAAACTGGTTAGACCAAATAACATTGCCTAATAGAGCTGATATAAAACATATTATAGGTGTACAAAAAATAATAAATGAAAACACTAAATCAAATATTTGAAGCACTAACCTACGCAACTCACTTAAAGATTAGAGGAACAACGTACACAATTGTACATACGCTACTGGATCATTACCTGTGTGCTGATTGCGTTGATGAGAATGATGTAACGTTAGTTAGTAATAGAGGAGTAGTTCGTAAACTAAATTTATCTGATCCAATAGAATTTGATTTAGTTGCTAAATCAACGTTTCAAATACTCGTTAATTTAGAAGATGAATTAAGTACTTATCAAGTTATCCGTGAATTGGGAGTAACAACTACGAATGCAGATTAACTACAAAAATAAAACAGATATTAATTTACCCATGGCGATCTGGTTATTGAATGATCGCTATGATCATGTCTATACACCTAATTACATTAGTGCTACAGGGCTGTTAAAGCCCACTCAAGAGATTGTTTTAACCAATCGTAACAAGTCCCCTGCTAGTGTAATGAACGTTGAAATAGCTAGCCTAGCTAAGTCTCAAATGGGTACAGCTATGCACGATGCTATTGAGAGCAGCTGGTTCAACGAAAAGATTAGAGCCAAGGCGTGTAAGCTACTAGGTATTAACGATCAGATTCGTGATTCAATTCGATTAAACCCAACAGCTGCAGACTTAGAACATGCGAAAGCTTTAGGTGAGTTAATTACACCTGTTTACATGGAACTCCGTTCAATTAAAGAAATTATGGGGTATTCAATTGGCGGTAAGTTTGACCTCGTAATGGCAGGTGAGCTGCACGATTACAAAAGCACTGGTACATACACCTACGTTAAACAAACTAACGCTGAGAAGTACGTACAGCAAGGCAGTATCTACAAATGGCTTAATCCAGAAATTATTACTAGTATGATTTTAACAATCAATTACTACTTTACAGATTGGGTTGCATATAAAACGAATGATATCAAATATCCGCAAGCCCAAATTATGAGTCAACATTTTAAATTGTGGACATATGACGAAACTGAAAAGTTTATCATTAATAAACTAAAAGAATTAGATCGGCACAAAGTTAATACTTCTGTTGCTCTACCCTTTTGTACAGATAAACAACTTTGGAAAGATCCTTCTGAGTACAAGTATTATAAGAACCCAACAGCTGCTAGAAGTACTAAAAACTTTGGTACTGATATAGCTGGTGCAAACGCATTAATGGCTAAAAATGGAGTTGGTATAGTAAAAACAATACCAAGTCAGGCAAGAGCTTGTAAGTTTTGTGATGCCCTACCCCATTGTGATCAAGCTGCAAATTTATTAACCAACGGATTACTCGTATTATGACAACACAATTAGAAAGCAAACTAGTATTACCTTTAAACAGCAGTGGCATGTACACCTATGTCAAAACTAAAAGTGGTTGTGAAGTGTGGTTTCCCATTAACCATAACAATTCAAAATACATAGAAGCAAAGAAAAACGAAGTAAAAGCTTTTATTGGTTTAGACATTAGTTAGCCCAAAATGCTAATAAAATAACTTGAGTATATTATGATAAAAAAAACAAATAGAACTGATTTTAGTACCTATCAATACCACCCATTATCCGAACAACTTGTAAAAATTATTGAGAGTAAAACACAAACTGAAAACACTGCATTTTTCCGCATTAACGTAGCTTATTTTATAGCCAAATTAGCATCAACAATGCGTACAAACATTCTTCATGCTAATAAAAAAACTGTCGTAAATGTGTACGCTATTAATCTAGCACCATCAGGAGCAGGCAAAGGCCATTCTAAAGACATTTTAGAAGAAAACATTATTGAGCCATTCAAAAAACAGTTTATGGACACTACGTATAAAACCATTGGTGAGCTATCACTGAGAGCATTAGCGAAAGAAGCAGTTAAAAACGCTGATGATGATGAAGATGCTGAATACGACAAACTTAGAACAGAATTTTTTAATTGCGGCCCTTTCATGTTTTCGTATTCAGAAGCAAGTGTTGCCGCAGTAAAGCAAATGCGCGAGAAACTATTGATGGCTGGTTCAGGTGCTATGAGCCTTGAGATTGACGAGATTAGCCATCACATCGAAAAGATTGATGACGTAATAGCGACTTATTTAGAGCTATACGATGTAGGTAAGCTGGGTAAACGAATGATTAAACATACCAGCGATCAAAAACGTAATACACCGTTAGACGGACGAACACCTGCTAACTTACTATTATTCGGAACGCCTAGTGTCTTATTAAATGACCCAAAGAAAGAGAAGAAATTTGAAGAGTATAATATAGACGGTTTAGGTCGTAGATCTCTCTATGGTTTCACTACTCAAACGTTCCATAAACCTAAACCTGACGCAGTAACTGCATACGACCAACTTCATTGTAGTAAAACAGATGACAGCCTAAATACTATTACACAAGAATTAGTTGAATTGGCTAATGAAGAATACTTTGGCATGAATTTAAAAATGTCGAGAGATACTGGCATATTCCATTACAAATACCGTACTGAATGTGAAAACAGAGCACAAGAAGATTACACCAGTTTCCAAGAAATGCTCTCCACTGAGATGGCTCATAGGCATTCAAAAGTACTTAAATTAGCAGGTGCGTATGCGTGGATTGACAAAGCCACTGAAGTTACTATTGACCATATCAAGTACGCAATTAGATTAGTAGAAGATAGCGGCGAGGCTTACGCAAGATTACTGACACGCGATCAACCTTACGTCAGACTTGCTCATTTTATTGCAGAAGCAGGTCGTGAGCTAACTATTGTAGACATGATGGAAAACTTACCGTTTTTTAAAGGTAATAAGCAAGTCAAAACAGAAATGCTTAGTTTAGCTATTACGTATGGTTTGAAAAACAACATTGTTATTAAACGATCTTACATAGATGACATTGCATTTTATACAGGTGAAACATTAGAACTCACTGATTTAAACCGATTAACATTATCTTATAGCGAAGATTCAACTTTGAATTTTACGCCAATATTCTGCTCTTACGATGATCTTGACCAGCTAATTATAGAAGACCAATTGTACTGGACTGTACACCACTTTGCCGATAACTACCGTATAGGCGAAAAAGCTATTCCAGGCTTTAATATGCTCGTGTTAGATGTTGATGAGAACACTTCGTTATCTACAGCTCAATTACTATTAAAAGAGTTTAAATACAAAATTTATACAACAAAACGTCACACAGATGACGCTCATAGATTCCGTATTATCTTACCTTTAACACATACATTGCGCTTGAATAGAAAAGAATACGTCCAATACATGAACAACGTATTTGAATGGCTACCCTTTTTTAGTGATGAAGCAACTAAAGACATTAGTAGAAAATGGGCAACCAACAAAGATGCAATTATCATTAATAACGATGGTGATTTATTAGATGCAACTTTGTTTATACCCAAAACTAAAACATCAGAAAACATTAAAAAACGAATTCATGAAAATACTAATATGAGCCATTTAGAAAATTGGTTTGTACGTGAAACAGAAGATGGCAACCGATCACACATGTATATTAAATATGCACTGTGTCTAGTGGATGCAGGGTTCGATATTGTAGCCATTAGAGAAAAGATTGATAATTTTAATACAAAAGTAAAACCACCATTATCTGATGATGAAATCAATCAAACTATTATGAGAACAGTAGCGAAAAAGCTGGCTGCATAAATTAGAAGTAGAAAAATTAACCAAAGGAAATTAAATGTCAAATACACAAATATCTTCAAAACCTGATAACAAGCGTATCGTGCTTATTGCTGGTGGGCCATCAATGGGAAAAACCCATTCATTGCACCAGATGGCAAATGATCCAGGCGTAGCTTATCTGAACACAGATCTAAAAGATTTACCGTTTAGAATACCTACTGATGGAACAGGTATGAAACATTGTAATGTTGATGATGCAATGATAGCGCCTGATGCAGTAGCAAAATTAGAAGCAGATATGCCAGAAATCCATACTGTAGTAGTAGACACTATCACGTTTTTGATGAATCAATACCGTAACCAGTATGTACTTAATGCTCCAGACACACGCGCTGCATGGCAACAGTACGCTATGTACTACCACAACTTAATGCATCAAATTAAGTCAGGTACGAAAAATTACATTATCTTAGCGCACACCACAACAGCCTATAACGAGACAGAATTAGTAAACGAAACCACTGTACCCATTCAAGGATCGGTTGGTAAGGTAGGCGTAGAAGCTGATTACAACATCATTATAACGCCTCGTAAGATAACGTTAACCGCGTTGCAACCATACTTAGATGGTAACGATTTGTTGACAGTGACAGACCGTGAGCAAAAATTAGGATTTAAATACGTATTTCAAACTGGCTTAACAGCAGAAACGTTAGGTGAAAAAATAAGATCACCAATGGATTTGTGGGCCGAAAACGAGCTTTATATTAATAATGATATTCAGCTAATTACTAACCGACTAGCTGAGTACTACAACTCTTAGTCATATAACACTTTTTATAACAACAGGATAAAAATTATGAGTTACAACGCATCACACTTAGGGCTTATCGACACCATTAAAGATGAAGGTGATCGTCCACATGTCAGTGGTTTATTTGAATCAGATGTTTATGGATTCACTATTGACCAAGCATTTATCGGAACTTCAGCTGGTGGAGCTGACTTTATGGATCTTAAACTGGTTACAGCACAAGGCCGTGTATTTGCCAAAAAAATATACTTTACTTCAGGTACTGCAAAAGGACGCAAAAATACTTATCCAGTAAAAGTACAGGGCGTACCTACAGGTGAACTTAAATACCAACCAGGCTTTGTAGTAATTAATGACTTAGTTAACTTAGTAACAGGTCATGGTTTGGATAAAATTCAAACTGTAGATAAGCTTGTAAAGTGTTGGGATAACGATGCTAAAAAAGAAATTCCAATGTCTCGACCCGTTTGTGTTGAGTTAAACGGACAACAAGTTGCTTTGGCACTGCAAGAAAACATTATCATGAAGCAAGTTAACAAAGATGGTGTATGGCAAGATAGTGAAGAGACTAAAAAAGAAAACGACATTGTTAAAGCGTTTAACGAAGCAGGTCAAACCTTAGTTGAGTTTAATGCTAACGCAGAACCTTCATGGATTGACGGATGGCTTACAAAGAACAAAGGTAAAGTTACCGATAAAACAGGTAACAAAGCCAAAGTAAGCACTGATGGTACTGGCGTTAAAAAAGTTGCTGCTTGGACGTAAGTGCAAGTTTTTATTGGCATCGACCCAGGGGCAAGTGGTTACATTTGCATACTTGCCCCTGACTTAGATCGAGCAGAGTTCATTTCTAATAAAGAGCAACCACATATAATTCATCAACAGCTCAAGGAAGTAAAAGAAGATTACTCCCTTTGTAAAGTGATGATAGAAGATGTTCATAGTTTACCAACCGTAAGCGCCAAATCAAATTTTAGTTTTGGGTTTAACCTTGGTTTATTACACGGCATTATTGGTTGTAGCAGTATTGGATTAGACCTTGTACAACCTAAAGTATGGCAAAAAGCCATTGGAATTAAACCACCTGTAAAGGTTAAAGATGCACCTAAAGTTAAAGCTGCAGTTAGAACACGGCAATTAAAACAAGAAGTTGCTAGTATATGCCAACGGCTTTATCCAAAAATTATAGTCCATGGCCCAAAAGGTGGACTGCAAGACGGTAAATCAGATGCACTAATGATTGCACATTATGCTTCTTTGAAATACCGCTAACAATTTATTTATTATAGGAACTAAATTTACATGAAAATTATACTCGACAAGCAAGACTTACTTAAAGCAGTTAACGTTTACCTAAAAGATCAGGGTATCGACACATCTAATACCGCTATTGTTGGCGCAGATGATGACTTTGAACTTCAAATTGAGATTCAAAAAGAAGTTAATAAAACTGCAGAAAAGAAAACTAAAGTTAATGATGGAGTAAAGCCTACAACTAAAAAGCGTAGCTTCAAAACATCAGAAAACGTGAAGACAGAAAGCGTGACTCCGATGGTATTCGGTAAACCAGAACAAAGTATAACGCCTGTACCTGACGAGCCTGTACCTGACGATCTTGATGACGTTGCTACGCATGCTGATTTAGACTCTCTAGGTTTACTAGAGGTTGCCGAAGCTGACGAAAGTGATGCCGAAGCTACAGCAAAAATTATGGCGCAAATGGAAGGTAAAGCTAGTGATCCACAAATTAATCGTTTGTTCGGTCAACGTAAATTTACGCAGTAAACTAAAATGATTGATACCTTAAAGACCATAGCAGTAACAAGTGCGATAGCTATAACGGTATTATTCATTATGGGTGTTGCCTATATCCTGATCCCAATAACTATCGCTTGCGTAGTTATTGGGGTTATTTTTGCAATAGTAAAATATGAAGTTGACGTTAAAAGCCGCAGAAAGAAAAACCCCAAAAACCCAATTTAGGTAATCATTATGACACCCACAGTAAACAGCTATTTTAGTGGCGCTGGTTTAATGGATATTGGGTTACTTAAAGCTGGTATAGAGATTAAACAAGCGTTTGAGATTGATAAAGATGCTTGCAAGACATACCAACATAATTTAGGTAATCACATGACGCAGTGTGATATTTCTAATTCCCTC